GACAGGGTGGAAGCCTAACTCTATTCTGGTAGGTGATACATACTACTCACTAGAAAGAGCCGATCCAATTGCTCAAATTCTTTTGATGTCTGCCAATATGTACGAAGTTGTAGGTCAGGCCGAAGATGACAATGATGGTTGGGACATATTGTATGCTGGAGCTTTCACGATTGCCAACAGTTTAACTAGCAAGACTTTCTACAACGGACTTTCAGAGTTGTTAGCGGCTTACGATAGTGCCAGTCGTGATCCAGACAACCAGCAAAATGCTGTAGTTAAATATCTTCAAAGGTTAGCAGTAAGCGCTGTTCCTGCGATTGTTGCGGGAGAAGCTCGTCGTCAAGACCCTATTTTAAGAGCGGCTAATACATTAACTGAACAGTTCAAGCGTAGACTTCCAGGATACTCTAAGGACTTACCACCACGCAGAAATATGTTTGGTCAGCCAATCGTTCTTGAAGGTGGATTAGGGCCAGACTTTATGAGTCCATTCTACCAGTCAGATAAGAAGTATAACGATGTTGCTTCCCAAATGAGAATGAATGAAATGGATACTGCAATGCCAGGAAAGACAATTGACGGTGTTGAGCTGACTACCATGCAACAGGATCGCTACATTATGTTATCAGCAGGACTTACTATTGACGATAAGCCAATGATCGGTGGCTCATTGTATCAGAGACTTTCACAGCGAATCAAGACTCCACAGTACAAAAGAGCTACTCGTGGTCAGGATGGTATGCAAGCAAAAATGATAACTACTGTTATTAACGACTACAGATCAAGAGCTAGAGAGATGATGTTACAAGAGTTCCCAGATTTGCACTCTAAGGTCAGAGCATTAGATGTCCAAGACTATGTAAACAAGCAAGGTCGTGATGTTCCTGAATCTCAGCAAGAATCTATGGGCATACTTGCTGGTGATCGAATAAAGATGGCCGAATAGCTGTATATTTTTTAACCAATTTTTAGTATAATCAACCCAATTCAAACAGGAAATTATTATGACAAACCCAACCAACAATGTATTCAAAGGTGTAGGTAACAACCTTACTGGCGCTGTTTTAGATATTCAGCCAGTCACTCCTCACGATACTAACTATTTTGAGTCGGTAGCTATCGGCCTATACATTACTGTTGGCGGTGCTGTTGCATTTACGACTGCTAATGACCAAGAGCGTACAGTTACTGTCCCAGATAACTTCTACCTAGTTTGCTCATGCAAGCGAGTAAAAGCTACTGGCACTGCTGCAACAGGCATACACGCACTGGTGTCTTAAATGATTGGCATTGGCGCAACACTATTTAAAAGAGCAATCATGGGTAGTCGTGGGTTTAGTCCTGCGGCTCTCTTTGCTAATGGCGAAGAAGGCGGTTGGTACGATCCCTCTAAGTTAAGTAGCATGAAACAATTATCTGACGGGACTGTTGATGCTGTTGTAGATTCACCTGTTGGTTACATAGAAGACCAATCTGGTAACGGCAATACTCTTATTCAAGCAACTACTGCCACAAGACCTACCTTGCGACAATCTGGAAGTTTATATTATTTAGAGTTTAGTGGTAGTCAGGGAATGGTTTCATCATCTGACATTGACTTTACCGGCACTGACGCGATGACTATTTGTGTTGGCGTTACTAAAGACTCTGACCAAACCTCTAACATTGCAGAGCTATCTGTAAACTCTGGAGGGACTAATCCAGGATCGTTTAGATTTGGCTCTATATCGGGTAACATTTGGCGTTATTCATCAAGAGGCACTGAGGCTTTAGTGGCTGCTAGTGCTACTGGATTTAGTGCTGGAACAAACGTGCTAACAGGGCTTAGTGACATTAGCGATGACTCTGTAATAATTAGAGTGGATGGCTCTCAAGAAGGCTCATCTGCTACTGACCAAGGTACAGGCAACTACGGAGACTACCCTCTTAATCTAGGGGCTAGAAACAATGGTAACGCTTTGCAGTTAGACGGGAGAATCTATAGCTTTATTGTAAGGGGCGCTTCTTCTAGCGCTGCTGAGATAGCATCTATTGAAACTTATGTTGCCAATAAAACAGGAGTTTCACTGTGAATACATACGCAACCATAATTGTTACTAATGCAGCAAAACAAGCAGCACAAGAATTGCTTGGCGAAGGTTTTTTTAACATACTTCTCAAGAAAGGTATTAGGAAATATTGGGTCAGCTCTGGCCCATTCTTTACTACCGAATATGAGTTAATGGCAAATAGCGGCCTAGCGCACTCAGTTAATATAAACGATAGCTTTAGTAATACTATTGCTTCATTAGGGATGACTAAGATTGTTGAGGAATAAGCATGTCTGTAACTGGCGCGACTACTAGAAATGATTACTCTGCTTCTTCTGGGCAGACTGTTTTTGATTACACTTTTCAAATTCTACTTGCTACTGATATAAAAGTAATTAAGAACGGATTTGCATTAACATTTAATAGTGACTACACTGTTTCTAATGTTGGTGTAGCTGGTGGCGGAAGTGTAACGCTATTGTCTGGGGCTGCCTCTGAAGATACAGTTAGTGTATTTTTGGCAATGCCTATTGATCGCACAACTCAGTATCAGAATGCTGGTGACTTCTTAGCGTCCGATGTTAATGGAGATTTTGATAAAAGTTATGTAGCTATGAATCAGTTGCAGACTGACATTCGCAGAGCTGTAGGTTTGCAAGATGAAGACCCTACTGTAAACATGGAGCTGCCACTTAAAGCAGAAAGGGCATCTAAGTTTTTTGCCTTTGATGCTAATGGACAGCCTATTGTTTACACAGATCTCAATGGCAGTGGAACAGCGTCAACCTATCAGCCATCATTTGCAGGATCAGTAAGCAGGTCTTTGCAGGATAGGCTAGAAGACTATACATCTGTTGCTGACTTTGGTGCTGTTGGCAATGGCGTTACTGACGACACTGCTGCATTGCAAGCTGCTTTCGCTTACGGTAATGCCACCAGAACTAAGATTGTTATGGAAGGTAAGACTTACCTTTACAGCGGGTTACTGGCTACTATAACCGATAGTGTTCACATTGATGGTTGTGGAGATGGAACTATATTGCTAAAGGATGACTCCTACACTGGAGCTACTTTTATACTTGAGAATACTTTTGGGCAAATAGCTGAGTTCTATCCTAACAGCGCAGGCGATCAAAACCTAGTAGCTGACCTAACAAGAGTTAAGTCTCCATCATTTTCTAACTTTAGTATTATTGGCAAGTCACGGGCTTTCGCTGGATTTGGGTTTGACCTTAAAGATCGCAATGACATGATATCCATACAGAATGTGAACATCTTTAACTTGAAGGGTTCTGCATTTAGATTTAGCGGTACGTTTGGTAACTTGCGTGAGAGCAACATTAGACGCTTCTGTGTGCGTATGTGCGGTGACGAGAACAACCCCGCTATTGATTTAAAGATGCCTAGCTTTAGTAATACTCAGGCAACTTCTAGTACAGTCACTACTGACGGAGTTGCAAGAACTAGGTTTACCTTGTCAGGCACAGGCGATAATTTTTCTGGGCTAGAACTTAATCCTAAGATTCGAGTGCAAGGTACTCGCTTAGATGACGGCACTAAAGAGTGGCCTATTGAAAGTATCATCAGCGACACTGTTGTAGAGCTGGCTTACGACATCACAACTGTAGACCCTGAGACAGGAGAAAACTACGGCAAGGCAGTTACTAACGCGCCTTCTGTTTTTTATCGTGATGTGGATGGCCTTAACCACATAGCGTTTAATGACTGTCAGATTGTTGGCTGTTATGGTACATACTTACGTGTCTCCCATGATCGTGTAAACTTCTTTAGACGTGTAGTCTTCAACAACCTAATGGTTCACGGCTCTAACAAGAAATACTTTGATGGAGTGCAGCAAGGCCCATCAGGAGACCTTATTATAGTTGAAGGTGGTATTGGTAGTGTAGACTTCCGTGGTTTGCGACTTAACACCAACGAAGTAGACCAAGGTGTTACACCTAACATTCTGTACGCAGGTATGCGAGTGCGCTCAGGGCAGGTTATCACGCAAGACATTCCAGACCGAGTTTGGGTTAATGACCTTGATATGCTAAACCTTAACAACGATGGCGAAGCTATGTTTGTCGTTGAGAAAGTTAAGAATATGTCAGTAAACGGAACAGTAGCTGCTAGTAGAGACTCAGGCACAGAGCTAAAGGTTACTGCTGATGCAGTTGAAGTTGGATTAGATTACAATGTAATTCCAGGAACCTCTAAGAATGTTCGTAACGTAGGCGCTGTTCCTGCTTTTAACATTGACGACAGCGCATCAGACAAGGTATTCATAACGCTAAATCAACGCGCAGAAACTAATATATCTGCAGATGATTTTACAGACTTAACATCTGATATTAACCAGAATGCAAGACTTGGCGAGACAAGATTTTCTAGGGTGTATAGAGGCAACCTAGTTAAGAATGCTCCTAATGTAGGGGCAACTACAGAAGCCGCAGAGTGGACTACTGCTAATGGTCTAATGGCATACATTCCTGGGCGTAAAGCAGGAGCAACAGCTCTTGGAACTTGGACTGCATCATCTACTAGCGGTGAGTATTACTTAGCAACGACAGCAACAACTAGATTGACAGACGTATCGCAAGTTATTGAAGATAACTACATGATACTCAATGAGGGGACTCTAGGTTCGCTTGCTTATGGCGAGTGGAAGTTAGGCGACAACGACAGCCTTGGTTACAATACACTGTACGTTAAACCTCTTGCGCCTGCTTCTCCTGCAAGTCTTGGGGAAAGCGATCTAAGGTACAGACAAGCGGCAGACGGACTTGTCAGTAGAGTTACACGCAGAACTTTTTATGGTGGCGACTTGCCAAACACGGGCTATTATTACAATGGCGATTTATTTTATGATTTCACCCCCTCTAGTACAACAGGTGATGCCGTTGCTTGGATATGTAGAGCAAGAGGTTTTGGCGATGTAGGACAGGTAGGTGGAACAGCAACTTGGGAAGTTTTTGGAGTTATAGATGGTTGAAGAATCTAAAGAAGTAATTGACATAGCCGCAGCGTCAACTGGAGTATTGGCGCTTACTGCATGGTTGCCCCCTGTTGCATCTATCTTTACAATCATCTGGTTAGGCTTAAGAATCTATGAATCAGATACAGTCCAAGGACTGCTGGGAAGGAAGCAATGATCGAGAAGTTTATAGCACCTGTCACTAACTTACTGGACAAGTTTATACCCGATGCCGACACAAAGCAGAAGATCGCCCATGAGATTGCAACGATGTCAGAGCGCCATGCTCAGGAGATCATGCTTGCTCAAATTAATGTCAACAAAGAAGAAGCAAAAGGAAACTGGTTCCAAGCAGGATGGCGACCAGCAACTGGGTGGGTTTGCGTACTGGGATTTTCAGTAAACTTCCTTGTCGCACCACTAGCGGCAGGGCTTGGCGTAGATATTCCGCAAGCTGATACGTCTACTATGCTGCCCGTTCTGATGGGTATGTTAGGATTAGGCTCAATGAGAA